ACCTTATTTTGATGACATATATTACGTTGGTGAAGTTAAATCTATACCGGTAAATGAATTAGCAAAACAATTTCCTCATTTAACAGAAGAAGAGCTTGAAGATATAATGAAAAACAAAAGTTATAATAGAAATAATTATAACACTAGATATTCTGCTAAAAAAGAAGATACTAACACTATTCAAGTTTTATATTTTAATTATAAAACATATATGAATGAGGTTTACAAAATAAAAGAAACAGGTACTGGTGCTGAAAAAGTAATACCTAAAGATGATAATTTTAATCCACCTGAAAATAAAGAAGGTACTTATAATAGATTATTGAGATCTATAGAAACTCTTTATGAGGGTGCTTTAATACTAGGTACTAACAAATTATTAAAATGGGAAATGGCATCAAATATGATGAGGCCAAAAAGTGATTTTACAAAAGTTAAGATGAACTATGCTATAGTAGCTCCTAGAATGTACGATGGTAAAATAGAAAGCTTGGTAAAACGTATTACTGGTTTTGCTGATATGATACAGCTTACTCATTTAAAGCTACAGCAAGTTATGTCGCGTATAGTTCCTGATGGTGTTTATTTAGATGCGGATGGTTTAGCTGAAATAGATTTAGGCAATGGCACAAACTATAATCCACAAGAAGCTTTAAATATGTTTTTTCAAACTGGAAGTATAATTGGTAGATCGTTTACTAGTGAAGGAGATTTAAATCCTGGAAAAGTGCCAATACAAGAACTACAGTCTAGTAGTGGCGGTGCTAAACTACAAAGTTTAATAGGTACTTATAATTATTATTTACAAATGATAAGAGATGTAACCGGATTAAATGAAGCAAGAGATGGTAGTACTCCAGATAAAAACGCTTTAGTAGGTGTACAAAAATTAGCAGCGGCTAATTCTAATACAGCTACTAGACATATATTACAAGCTGGTTTATTTTTAACAGCTGAAACCGCAGAGCAGCTGTCACTTAGAATATCGGATATATTAGAATATTCTCCAACAGCAGATGCTTTTATACAAGCTATAGGCTCGCATAACGTGGCAACTTTAAATGAAATGAAAGAATTATATCTTTATGACTTTGGTATATTTATAGAATTACAGCCTGATGAAGAAGAAAAGGCTATGTTAGAAAATAATATACAAATGGCTATACAGCAAAAAAATATAAATATTGAAGATGCTATTGATTTAAGAGAAATAAAGAACATAAAATTAGCAAATAAACTTTTAAAAATACGTAGAAAAAAGAAAGAAGAAGCTGATAAGCAACTTCAAATGCAAAATATACAAGCTCAAACGCAGTCTAACACACAATCAGCCCAAACAGCTGCACAATTAGAAATACAAAAAAACCAAGTGTTGTTAGAAAACGAAGCTAAATTGCATCAAGTTAAAGCTGAAATAGAAGCTCAAAAAATGATGCAAGAAGTAAATCTTAAAAAAGAACTAATGGCTTTAGAGTTTCAGTATAACTTGCAGTTAAAACAAGCTGACGTTCAAGGCTTAAAAAATAGAGAAAAAGAAAAAGAAGATCGTAAAGACGAAAGAACAAAAATTCAAGCAACTCAACAAAGTGAGATGATTGAGCAAAGAAAGACAGGTAGACCACCTAAAAACTTTGAGTCTGCAGGTAATGATATACTAGGCGGAGGTTTTAATTTAGGTGGTTTTGAACCTAGATAAAATTTATTAATTATTATTATATTATATTATGGAAGAAAATAAAGAAAACGTAGTTGAAGAAACTACACAAGAAACAACTGAACAAGTTGAAGAAACTAAAAAACCAAATATTAATGAAGACGGTGATTATGTCGTTGATTTAAGAACACCAATAGAAAATGAAACTAAAGAAAATAACGCTGACGACAGCGGAGTGGTTGAACTCGTTGAAAACACCGAGCCCACAGAAAAACAAGAAGAAGTACAACCGGAAACAGAAACACAAGAGCAAACAGCAGTATTAGAAGAAGTAACAGAAGAATCAGCAGAAGAAAAAGAAGTAGTAGCTGAAGTTGAAGAAAAAGTTGAAGAAGCTGTTGCAGAAGCTGAAGCAACCGGTAAACCGTTACCAGAAAATATACAAAAGTTAGTAGACTTTATGGAAGAGACTGGCGGTGATATTAGTGATTACGTAAAGCTTAATCAAGATTATAATAAATTAGATGACACAGAAGTTTTGCTTGAATATTATAAACAAACAAAACCACATTTAAGTTTAGAAGAAATAAGTTTTCTCATGCAAGATTCGTTTTCTTACAATGAAGATGAAGATGATGAGGTAGATATAAAAAGAAAAAAACTAGCGTTAAAAGAGCAAGTTGCCAGCGCTAGAAGCCATTTGGACGGGCAAAAGTCCAAGTACTATGAAGAAATAAAGTCTGGTGTTAAATTAACTCCAGAACAGCAAAAGGCTGTTAATTTCTTTAATAGATATAACAAAGAGTCAGAAGCAAGTCAAAGAACAGCAAAAAGAAACTCTGAAATTTTTACACAAAAAACAAATAATGTTTTTAACGACAAGTTCAAAGGTTTTGAATACAACGTCGGTGATAAAAAATACAGATTTAATGTAAACAATGCTGAAGAGGTTAAAAACACTCAAAGTGATATAAACAATTTTACCAAAAAGTTTTTGGATAAAAATGCAGGTTTAGTAGACGCTAAAGGTTATCATAAATCTCTATTTACAGCAATGAATGCTGACGCTGTTGCAAAACACTTTTACGAACAAGGTAAAGCTGATGCTTTAAAAGAAAGCATTGCTAAATCTAAAAATATTAGCATGAACCCAAGACAAAAACATGGGGCTGTTGAAGCTGGTGGAATAAAAGTAAGAGTATTAGGTGATAATACTTCTGATTTTAAGTTTAAAATTAAAAATAATAAATAACATTTAAAAATTTAAAATTATGGCAATTACTGCAGGGGGTAGTTTAAATAGTGTAGCTATCCCACAAAAACAAGCAACAACTGGAAATTACTTAGACTTAGCGTCTACAGCTAACCAAGGTTGGGCACAACAATACCTGCCAGACTTGATGGAAAAAGAAGCTGAGGTTTTTGGACCTCGTACAATTTCTGGTTTCCTTTCTCAAGTTGGTGCAGAAGAGGCTATGACTGCTGATCAAGTAGTTTGGTCAGAGCAAGGTAGATTACATTTATCTTACAACGCTCAAATTAAAGACAACAACGGTGGTATTACTGGCGGTGGTGTTAAAATTGAAATATTAACTGATATTGATGGTGTTGATCCAGGTAGTGATCACGGTGTACGAGTTAACGATACTGTTATTGTTGCTAGTTCTACTGAGGTACTTAAAGGATTAGTTACTGAGGTTTCTACTGTGTTTATTGAAGTTGAGCCTTATGGAGCTGCTACTTCAGCATCTACTGATGATGATCTTTGTACAGTATTAGTTTATGGTTCTGAGTTTAACAAAGGAACTAATTATATTTCTGCTGATGGTTCAACTGCTACTGATAGAAGAGGATCTAACGAGCCTGTTTTCAAGTCTTTTAGCAACAAACCAATCATATTAAAAGATTACTACGAAGTTTCAGGTTCTGATGCTTCTAGAATCGGTTGGGTAGAAGTTACTTCTGAGTCTGGTCAGTCAGGTTACTTATGGTACTTAAAAGCTGAGTCTGACACTAGAGCTAGATTTACTGATTATTTAGAAATGGCTATGTTAGAAGGTGAATTAACATCTTCTGATGATGCAGCTGATTTCTTAAGTGCTAACGACGCTTATCACGGTACGCAAGGTTTATTTGCTGCTATTACTGCTAGAGGTAATTTAACTTCTGGTGTTACTGGTGTTAACGCAGCTACTGATTTAGCTGAGTTCGATGCTATCTTAGCTGAGTTTGATAAGCAAGGTGCTATTGAAGAGTACATGATGTTTGTTAACAGATCAACTAGCTTAGCTATTGATGATATGTTAGCTTCAATGAACTCTTACGGGGCTGGTGGTACATCTTACGGTGTGTTCAACAACTCTGAAGATATGGCGTTAAATTTAGGTTTCACTGGATTTAGAAGAGGTTCTTATGACTTTTATAAGTCTGACTTCAGATACTTAAATGACAAAGCTACTAGAGGTAGTATAAATACTATTGCTGGTGCTAACGCAATTAGAGGGGTTATGATTCCTGCTGGTACTTCTTCAGTTTATGACCAAACTGTTGGAGCTAGTATGAAACGTCCTTTCTTACATGTTAGATATAGAGCTTCACAAACTGATGACCGAAGAATGAAAACTTGGGTTACTGGTTCTGTTGGTGCTGCTACATCTGCTTTAGATGCAATGTCTTTACACATGTTATCTGAAAGATGTTTAATTACTCAAGGTGCTAATAACTTTATGTTAATGAAGTAAGCATTTTTATAAAAAGACCGGGGCTTCGGCCTCGGCCTTTTATTTTATTAATTTTATTATATATTATATTATGGCAAAGAAAAAAGAAACACAAGAAAAGGTAGAGGTACCTGTTGTTGAAACACCAGTTGTTGAAACACCAAAACCTAAAAAAGTTGAACCAAAAAAACCTGAGTGGGAAATAAAAGATAGAATGTATTATCTTACAAAAAATTTAAAGCCACTTTCTTATTCTATAAAATCAACAGGTATTTATTATTTTGACGAAAAAATGGGTTATGAAAGAGAGTTAAAATATTGTCAAAATCAAAAAACTTGTTTTGTAGACGAAATGAAAGGAGATCAAAGACTAGAACATATTATATTTAGAAACGGAGCTTTATTTGTTCCTAAAAACAAAACTGTACTACAAAAATTACTTTCTTTATATCACCCTCATAAAGGTAATATTTTTTATGAGTGGAAGCCAGAGGTTAAAGCTGCAAACGATATAGAAACTTTAGAGTTAGAAGCAGATGCTATTATAGCTGCAAGAGATATGGATATTGATATGGCAGAAGCTATTATGCGTGTAGAAAAAGGTTCTAGCGTGTCTAAGATGAGTTCTAAGGAGCTTAAAAGAGATTTACTAGTGTTTGCTAGAAAAAATCCTCAACTTTTCTTAGAATTAGCTACTGATGAAAACGTTCAACTTAGAAACTTTGGTATTAAAGCTACTGAGCTTGGAATTATAAAATTATCTCACGATCAAAGAACTTTTTTATGGGGTTCTAACGATAGAAAATTAATGGTAGTTCCTTTTGACGAGCATCCATACACTGCTTTAGCGCATTGGTTTAAAACTGATGAAGGTATGGAAATATATGCAAATATAGAAAAAAGATTAAATAATTAATCAAACTGTAGAGGTAGTCGCCCTACGGGGCGATTACAACTACAATAAAAAAATATTATGGTAAATATAGATACAGTATATCAAAAAGTATTAGCGCTAGCTAACAAAGAACAAAGAGGATATATAACTCCGCAGGAGTTTAACTTATTTGCTGATATGGCTCAGATGGAAATATTCGAGCAATACTTTTACGATTTAAACCAATTTAATAGAGTACCTGGTAATGACCAACCATACTCTGATATGGTTGAAAACTTAAGGGAAAAACTTGATTTATTTCAAGTGTACACTCCTGGAAATAGATCTTTTTCAAGTGAGGTTATAAATGGATCTGGTTATATA